GATTTTGAATGCTATGAGTTACAATTCAAAAGATGCTAATTGAGGAGGAAATACTGGGTGGGGATGCTCCGAATTATGCAGCTGGAGTCGCTATATTTGTCTTTAAGAGAGGAATAAAACATGAAAAAGAGAAAGAAGAAGAGAAAAAAAGATCATTACTTAAAGCCATCGCCCTTACTTTAGATAATATTGAGAAAAAATGTAGAACAAAGGTTCTATATATTAAAGAATATAATGAATCTGTTCATAAAAGACCGTGGGAACATAGTATTTTAAAAATCAATACCATAGACGAAGCTATTAGGATTAAGAGTTTAAATGTTGATTATGTTTTTGACGCTTTCTACGAGTTTAAAATCGATGAAAAGTATTACATCAAATTACATCCTCATTTAGATTATATATCTGATCTATTCAAAAGTTTCGATAATGATTACTCAAACCATTCACATCAATATATAACCATGCCATCAAATGAAATACTAAAAATAAATGAACAAATACAAAATGAAAGTGTATTTTTAGCAATAGATCTAGAAAAGAATCAACGATTAACGATATTGGCTAAACCCATTTGGGAAATTATAAACTCCTATAACGAAAAAATCAAGGAAAACAAAACCAATATTGATTTTATAATAAAAAAATCTATAGATCCCCTTCTTCATTTATATATAAAAAAAGAATATTTAAATATAAAATCCATCAGAGATTTTTTGCCCCTTTTGAAGCACTCGAAAGCTCTATACGATAGTATTTGTGAATACAACATTCTTTTTGCAGATCAAGTACTGTCAAAAAATGAAAGTCTCACAAATTGCGCCAACATATTCCATGAAATAAAAATGCAAATCAACAAACAGACTGGAAATCAAATTACATTTAATTAAAATTAAAACAGGTAGTTCTGATTAACTATTCCCTCATTCTCTATGACTAACCCTTATTTTACTTGTATATATTTATCCGAAAGCAATACCTTAAACAAACAATAAATAAGGCGCACCCAAAACGATGCGCCTACTTTTGTCAATTAGTTCTCGATTTTATATCAGAGCCTCACGGCTGGAATATCAGAATCTGACAGCTTCCATTCTTTTGAGGATATTATTATACCCCTCTTGGATTATAGCCTTTTGCTTTTCGGAAGCTGTAACGATCTTTCCTTTGTATTTTCGCATAACGGACTCGTTCAATCCAATTTCCTTTGCAAACTTACTGGCATTTATGAAAGGGAATGCCTCGAAGAATCCACTCAAATCATAAATATACGAAACAGAATAGCCAGACTTATACCACACAGGAAACTCACCATGTTTCTCTTTGTAATATTCAGCCTGTTCTTCCAGTACAGACAGGAAATCATCTTTGGCTTCCTGCTCCGTAAGACCGAAACCATACGCGCCGTTCACGTCTTCCGAATAAATAGAAATACCTCCATCATTCGCCTTTTCGATAATCGCCTTAATCTTCTTCATAATCGTGCCATTTTTAATTTCGTCAATTAAAGCACCCACCGAAGTGGGTGCAGTCCTTTTACTTCTTTAACCCCGCCTTTTTCATCATACTATCAAGAGTACCGTTTGGAATCTCTTTTGCCGGATGCCTACCGACAGGGATAAAGTAGTCAAAGTCGGGATGAACATATTTGTAATGGTTCGTCCCCTTTTTGATTGTCCAGCCTGCTGATTCAATCAATTTGTAAAACTCTGAATACTTCATAAAATCAAAGAACTTTTTAATTGACGCCACAAATATAACGTTTTTGTTACAACCACAAAAGTAACCACAAAGAAAACAGTAACATATTTGTTGCTTTTAACAATTAACGAAGCCGACCTACTTCTCCGGCTTTATCCTTTCCATCATCTCCCCATATATCCAATCCACATCTTGCCGGAAATACTTGTACAGCTGGTAAGAGAAAACCAAGTTATTACGGTTATTGGATATGGTTGTCTGGGCATTTACACCTAAAACCTCCGCCAGCTTATCTCGAAGGCCATTTTTCATCTTTCCTCCGGCAAGGGTACTCGGAGAATACAAAAACAAGATGATAAAAATGAATTTCTTTCGTTGGGTAACATTCCCTGACCTAAATATCTCCTTTTGAGAAATAATCTCTTGGAACCACCGATATAACATTCCTATCATATCAAGGTCCGTCAATATAGGTTCTGTCAGCTCTTTTTCCCTTTCCGATAACTTTGATTTCTGCTCTCTAATTGATTTTATTTCCGCAATTTCTGAAAACATGGCACAATTATTTAGAAGTAAATAGTATATTTGTACTAAATAATCGTGTGGGGAGGTAACGTTACTGGTGGTTCGGGGCGTTGCCTCTTGTATTTTTTAGAATGGAAGATCTTCTCTTGATTGTTCAGGTTGATAGAGTTTCGATTGTGGACTGGCTTCTTGCTGGGCAAGTCTACTTCCCAATAACTCCAGCTTATCAACAAATATTTCTGTCACATACCGCTTTGATCCCGTTCTATCCTCATACTGCCGGGTCTTGATCTTGCCCTCGATATAGATTTGAGAACCCTTCCTGACATACTTTTCTACGACCTCGGCCAGACCTTTCCAAAAGATAAGACTATGCCATTCCGTGCGGTCTGGAACCTGGATCCCGTTTTGAAGGGTATAGCCCTTCTCCGTGGTAGCAAGCGATAGATTGGCGACCTTTGTCCCGGCAACATCTTTCACTTCAGGATCCTTGCCGGTATAACCGAGAAGGATTACTTTATTTATGCTCATTCTTCATTCTTTTTTTGTTTTGCAAATTCTATAACATATTCAACGCCGGCATGAAATCCTTTCTTATAGCCATCTTTGTATTGGTTATTTGAGATTCCATAGTAGTACGCTGATCCGATACACAGGGTAAGCCCTATGGCGGTCAATACAATTCCTAATCCGAAATATGGATAAGTAATGTCTATACGAAATGGTTTGAGCTGAATAGATATTCCAGATGTCATGACAAATAGCATCAAAAGCGATATTATCGCCCATATTAAAGCCTTAATCATTTCGTGCCTCCTTTCAGTAGTTCTGGGTTGTCGTATATGTTACCAACGACTTCATAATCAAAATTATCAATAATACCATTATCTATATCTTTTTGCTTAGGCATCCGAGTTATAAACTCCTCCCCAAAGCGTATTTCTGGACACATTTTTATAACTCCCGTTTGAGATTCAACCCATCTTTTTGTCTCATGTTGTTCCTTTATGTGAGGCATATATTGTTCAGGATAGAAATCACTTTTTATAATTTTTCTTTTAACAATATCCCCCTCATATACTTCTTGTCCATTTTTGTCATACAAGCCCGTGAACTGGCCAACGGTTTGTTTATCAACGCACCAATCATCCATCTTAGATGAATTTTCTTTTCGTTGAGAAAGTATGTTGTATTCCCCATCAGGATAAACAATAAGAGACCCATAAACCCATTCGGTTGATTTAGTTATACGCCCTCTGAATTTGATTTTCCGGTTCATAATTATGCTAATTGTTTGATTTTACGATTGTATATTTCTTCACATAGTGCTTCGCACCACTTCCTGGCAATAGTCACTTCAACTGCGTTGCCGATGAATTTCTTTTGGTCTGCCTGTGTGCCAATAAGTTCGTAGTCTTTCGGGAAACCCATTATCAGCTTCAGTTCATCAATCTTCAGCATACGCATAGTGATGTCTATGATGTTGTAAAGTGCCATAAATTCTTTGATTTTGACAGTCATAGGACTGTCTGTTTCATAGACTTCAATAGCGACTTCGCCGGTTTCAGTCGTGACAAGATATGGCGGCATTTTATCCATTCTTGCGATGAGCGTGAAACACGGTTTATCGACAGAACCGCCATTTGACGCAAATTGTGGGTTCATCAAGTAGTGCTGCTTCACGGTGACAAGTTTCTGCTTCGGGTTCGTCAGCACAGCCGGGTTGGGCTGTTCGATGCTTGAAAGCTGACCACCGCCCGAATACTCATTTGCGATGAAACTGCAAGATGCAACACCAATTTGACCTACCGTGCATATCGTTTGTGCTGGGTCTTCAATAGAATGGCCTGTATTATTGAAGCGATAGTTTACAATAAATTGCGCTTTCACAAATGCGTGGTGGTCAATAGTCGTTATTGTTCCTGCCGGTTCTTCGACAGACACGTTCTTGCTGTCAGGCTGACCGCTGAATTGCTTTGACAGAAAAGACACTGATGCAAGTGCAAGACGCTGTTGTGTCGCGATAGTGGGGCAGGGTTCATCAAGTGACGGCGGCACATACTTTCCGCGTTGGTTCATCGAATTGTATTTCACCATAAAGGCATCTTTGCCACCTGCGACAAACTTAATCAGTCCGGCATATATGCGTTCAAGCGTTTTTTCTGCAAGCGGTTTCTTTCGGCTGAAGATTGATTTGCCTTCATCTTCAAAGTCAAGAACTTCACGCACTGGCTTCCACTTCGGCATTGTGCCGAACAAACTTGCTGCACCTGTCTTGCAATGTGTCTGTTTCGGGAACACAACCGGCAGACCATTCTTCGCAAAGATGCCGAAGAAGCGTTTGCGCGATGTGTATGCGCCGAAGTCTGCTGCGTTCAGTATGCGATGCGTGAAGTTGTAGCCGTATTTCTTCACGTTGTTCACCCACTTGATATATGACTTGCCACGGTCTTTTGACACCGGCTTTCCGTTTTCATCAAGTTCACCCCACGACATAAATTCTTCGACATTCTCGATTTGAATATAATCGGGGTCTATTGCTTCGATGTATCTGAAAAGATGTTCTGCAAGTGTCCGGCTGTCTGCGTCACGTGGCTGACCGCCTTTTGCACGGCTGAAGTTCGTACATTCAAGCGATGCCCATAGCACAACAAGTGCGTCAGGGTTCTTCGTGCGACACTTCTGAAGATGATGCACAAGTGGTGACAGTTCAAGCGTTCTGATGTCTTCTGTGAAGTGAAGCGCGTCCGGATGATTTGCAGCGTGTGACGCAATGGCATTCGCATCGTGATTGACACACGCAATGACTTCTGCGCACTGTTCGCCATGAAGACGCGCTGTGTTCACGCCGGTAGAAGTTCCACCGGCACCGCAAAAAAGGTCTATGTATAATAACTTTTTCATTTCACTATCTTGTTAGGCATTCATTAAACGCCTTTTCAAACACATCCGGACTTAACATTTTATTGGCAATAGCTTGAAATGCCGTAGATATAGCAGGTATATCGTTCAAATTAATGCTTACATCCTTTGGGGTTAGATTATCCGTTATCATTCTTGCGTAAAACATGGCTTTGTCAATAGACAGCCAAGCCAAAGGATTCACAGCTATTGGGACCAATTTTCGCATTGATATGTAAAAATCACGTATTGTAATCTTGGATGTTTGGCATAACATATCAATAGTAGAAGCGATTGATATTAGATGGTTCAGTTCTCCTGAACATCCATTATTTAAAAGCGTCTGACTTATGGCAAACCCGTATTTGTCGATATGAGGTTTAATATCGTCTTCCATGCTTTGCGTTATAACCGCAAGCGTTTCAACATTGACATTCGCAATCCTGCAAATGTTTGTATTGTACGATTCCATGAATCTTTTCAATTCGTTTATGTTCTTCTTTACTCCACGCCTGTAGTATGGAGTATTACGGCAACTATCGTAAATATTAAGTGCGTAATTATAAACTTGATCATTTACGAAGAGGACAATGTAAGTCAATGAAGTAACAAGTCCGTCTGTGTCTTTGTCTATTTCTTCCCAATTATTGTATTGTTTCATAATCATATAGCCATTAAATCAAACAATGTAGGAGCACTTACTTCGTTCTCCGCTTCCCGCAGATAAGAAAGCCCGTCTTTCCAATAATCATAATTGAGTTCTGTTGAAAGTCCCCTACGACCTAACTTGATAGCACAATAAGGGACAGTACCGATACCTCCGAACGGGTCAAATACCAATTCTCCTTTGTTCGAGTACCGTTCAATCAGCCTTTCAACGATATCTAACTGAAGAGGACAAATATGATTTTGTCGTTTCTTTTGTGATTGCTTTGTGTTAAGCGTTCTCATACGGGCCACATCATCCCATATCCAATCCTTCTTGCTTACAGGGTCGACAGCCATAAATGTTTTTGGAAGTTTTCCGTATGCTTCTAACTCTTCCGCAAAAGACACGTGTTCTTCATAATTGTAGATATGCTCACGTTCGTAGTTACGGAACAAATGCCGAATCTTATCTATTCCAGCACCTTTCATATCTTCGTATGACAACAATGAATTGCCAGAAGACTTCCAACTTGCATGGGCATCGATCTGCCAACGGGCCAGCGAGTATTCGCTCTTGTCCTTCTTAACAGGCTGGTCGGCATAAGCGCGGGAGGTATCGGTAGGCAACTTGCGAAAAAGCAATACATATTCAGGGCATCCGATTCCCATCTTGGAACCATCCTTGCACATCTCGGTATAGCCCAAACGGTAGGTCTGATTGTTTTCCCTCACCACGTCGGTATCGACCGTAATGCGTCCCATATATCGGAAGCCGTGCTTCATGTAATGAAATACAGTTATTTCGCTGAACGGATCGATAGTTGGCATACCGTCCCCCGTGGCGTTGCCGAACAAAACACGATCTTTCACATGGATGCAGGCCAACCGACCCGGTTTCAAAATGCGCATTAACTCTGGTGTAAGATAATCCATCTGTTCAAAGAACTTATCGTTATCTTCATTGTGCCCAAAGTCATTGTATGTAGGCGTGTATTCGTAATGATTTGAGAACGGGATACTGGTTACGATCAGATCTACAGAGTTACTTTCCATCTTCTGACATTCCAATACATTATCGTTATTGATTGCTTTCCACAACTTGCCGGATTTTTCTTCCCGACTGGCGAACATCCAGCGCATCATCTTTTCCTCGGCCTGCAAACCGAACAAACCGTTATGCCGGACAATTTCAGTCATATTTGCGACCATTTCCCGGTGTTGTGCCCATTTCTGCATGAAGCTCTTAAATATTTCACCCTCGCTTTCGGCATAGACCAGATAGAGATCAACGGGATGCTGCTGCATAAAGCGGTATATACGGGCTATCGCTTGGAACTTATCGTTGAAGCGGTAGTCAATGAACATGATTGCTTTATGACAATGATACTGGAAGTTCAGACCTTCACCAAGCATCTCCGGTTTAGCTGCAAGGTATTTCAGCCGGCCATCTTTGAAGTCGGATATTACCTTGTCGGCTTCTTCATCGTCTTGTGAACCATAGACAGCCTTACAACCTGGAATCGCTTTGCATAGTTCCAGCCGTTCAGCTTCCAAGTCATGCCATAAAAGGAAATGGTCGTCCTTGTTTTCCGGGCGATTGATTATCTCTACCACACGGGCAATCTTTTCCTGCATGTTATCTCGGCGTTCTTTTGCCGCGTCAGCAAGTCCGAGAGCAGCCTCACGAAACATTTTCACCTGTCCGTCACGATCAGCTCCAGCCGTAGAATTGTCCACATTCACAATCTCTTCATGTACACGGAGTTCAGGCAACTCATAGCCAGTATCCGGATAACCGAGGTCGGAAGGCTTGGTTAGGAACAACGCCCATGTAGATACCCACAACCAAAATTCTTTTTCCTTATGCGGATAAAGTGTCAAGTTATTCGCTTTCGTGCTGTCTCGCTGAAAGAATCGAGTAAGAGCCTGTCCGGTGTCCATCACACCAAGATAACCAGCATAATGTATAAGTTCCTTGTATCTGTTTGGCGAAGGTGTAGCCGTAGCGACAAACCTGTAAGGGACACCCGAGAACAACGGTAGAAACTCCTGATAGGTCTTGGTGCCGAATCCGCGCAACACGCTGGCTTCATCCAATGATGTTGCAGTAAAATAGGACGGATCTATTCTCACTCCATCCTCACCATCACGCACACGTTCGTAGTTTGTTACCATGATGTCGGTAGGACATATCATCACATCTGCCATAGTTCGGACATAGGTTACTTTCATGTGCAAGTGTTGTTCCGCTTGTGTTAGGAACTCGACTACCACACGCTTAGGGCAAACGATCAATCCCTTGCCTCCTTTATGGTTCAAGATTACCCGAAGTATTTCCAGCTGGGTGACTGTCTTTTGCATACCGAAGCTGGAGAATATAGCACGGCATCCACCGGCAACCGCCCAACGAACGGTATCTTTTACATGAGGGTATAATGTCGGGGTAATTTCTTCCGAATTAATATAAAACCCCGTTTGATGACTGATAGCCATCTTGTTTCTTAGAAATTCTATATATTCCATGATAATTTTAATTATTTCAATTTTGTATCCACCTCCTCAAACACCACACTCTCACTATCCGGTCTATATTTGGCAAAACAAGCCGTCATATACTTGCAACTATTCGCACCACCCTTGCTACGGAAAACGCATCCGCGACAAATTACCATTTTACCCTTTACGATAGCTCGGAAACGCTTTATTATCAGTGTCCGATCTGCGAAGTTTACAATGGTGCCAATAGGTGCTATTCTTAACTTTTCTACTGTTTTCATTTTCTTAGCTTGATTATTCTGATTCCATAATCTTTTTCAGAAACTCCAAATGATCCGGAAATGGTACGGAGTTCTTGTCTTGCTTCTCGTATCTTTTTTCTCGTTGTCTTTCCTGTTCTTCCCGGTCGTATTTCTCCAGTTGCCTTTTTCTGTATGCTTTGAACTCAATTAGAGCAGACATGATCACCATAGGATCCACAACACCGTAAAAGGTGCCATATTCGCCAGTTTTCAACTTGAAGAAAAAAAGCAACAATTCGGAAGCTTTCAGGTAATAGTATTCCACACGTATCATCACGGAAAGCTCCAAAACCTGTTGGAATGTAGGCTTCTCTTTTACACCGGCAAACTTGTACAAGTCCATCAGTTGAGCAATTATCCAAGTATTCACCTGTTCATCTGGATAGGTTTCTCCGAGCAAAGCCAATGAAGGCGCATTCCCCTTGAACGAACGTTCCACATTTTGAGCACATACAACCTGTAATGAAGGATTGAACTTTTTAGCGAAACTTTCACCGTCCCCGTATCTATTTACTACTAACCGTGTCCTTTCCGAAAGCTTTTGCGGCATATTCGAGGATTTCACGGTCTGTTTGTTCCTCTCGTGATTTTGCCCCGTTTGGAATTGCCGGATAGTTTCTGCTATTCTTGTTGTCATAATTACCTGATATTACTTTCTCAAAATTCGTTGGTTTGATAAGCCAATCGAAAGATGCTGTCCAGCCTTTTTTGTTCTGCCCTTTCAGGAAATCGCTTTGGTATGCCCTATGAATCATGTCGGCAAACGTTTTTTTGCCATAAGATTTTATACGTGCGTTAATCATCCCTTTACGGCTATCAGAAAGCGGAGTCCTGACCGTACCAAATACACCTTTTGTTTCTTCATTGAAGAATTTGACAAGTTCGGAGTAATCGATATGTTCGGCGTGGGGCTGCGAAGTCCCACATACAAGAGATTCGTCAGAATCTCCTATATTATTTTCTTTCTTATCTTTATTAACTTTGTTTCCTTGCTGTTTCCGAGGTGTTTCCTTAGTGTTTCCTTGCTGTTTCTTTTCCGTTTCCTCTTGTATGATTTGCGAATTGTATTTATCGTAATTACAGATAGTTATAACGGTTTGTCCTGTTTCCTTTGGTGTTTCCTTTATTATCATTTTGTCCTGTATCAGTAGATCCAAGAATGAATTTACCTTCTTTGTAGACCACTGCCAACGACCAGCTAAAAACCGCAATGAAGCAAGAATCTGGCCCCTCTTAACCTCTATAAACCTATTGCCGATAAGTTGTTTCGTGTCTTCAAATCGTGCGCTCTGAATCAAATCAAGCCATGCTTCAAACCTCGAATATATGCGCTCTTCGCACCACAATTGGTGCTCAAATAGTCGCCTGCTAATAGGTATGTAATATTCCATAATCAAATCGCATAATCACAGTTTCGTTTGCTGTCGGCAACGAAACTCCTGTTGAAAAAACTACATAGAACCACTTTGGGATTCCCCATTGATACCTTGACCGGCTTCCCTCTCTTACATTTTGAGCAGGTATCCGGACGAATGGCCTGTCGTTCGTTCTTCTTTACCATATCTTTAGAATCTTACGTTTGTCAATTGTCTTCCTCTTGAAAACACAGCCCACTTTCCGTTACCCGTGTCTTTCAAATGCAAATCGGAAACTTCACCGAAACGGTTGATGTTACCGCATAAATCCACAAACCATGCGGCTTCCTTATCTTTATGAGGACGGATGCAACGACCTACAATCTGGTAATACATCGCAAGCGACATGGTAGGTCTGGCCATAACAACTGTGTCAAGTTCTGGGTAATCAAAGCCGGTAGTAAGTACACCAACATTGGCTACTACAGGTATTTCCCCGACCTTGAACATTTCGAGTATTCTTTCACGTTCCTTCTTTGGAGTATCACCGGAAACAATGACACATCCGGGTATGGACATCGTCAATCGTTCCGCTTCTTTCAAAAACCGGGTAAATACCAAAATACCCTTCCTCTTGCCTCCTGCTTTCGGATTCATCAGCCTTTGGACGATATGAACGATGTAACTATAAAAGTCTATCCGTTCATATTCCTTTTGGACTGACTTATCGGTATAGTCGGCTCCGGTAGTGTTTATCTTCAAATTGAGTTCGTTCCATCCGGTAGGATTCATCGGATAGTAGTTCACCTTTGAGAGATAGCCCATATCAAGCAAGGTCGATACCTGTACATGATAAATGACCTCTGAAAACACACGGGGCTTTGTCCGGGTTATGAATTTTAGCATAGAGCCGAAGTCACAGCTGGAACTCAAACGATATGGCGTTGCCGTTAATCCAAGAACCTTGCACTTCACAGCATCGAAGAAATCCTTGTACATTCCCTCTATCGGATTCACAAGGTGACACTCGTCCACGATGATATTCTTGAAGTGGGCAAAAAGTTCCGGATGGCTTTTCACGCTACCGATGGTTGCGAATGTTATCCGGCTTATCTCTTTTGAATTGAAGGAGGCGGAATAAATGCTACAATCGAGAATCCCGTAAGAACAAAGTTTCTTGAAGTTCTGTTCAAGAATTTCCTTGCTCGGCTGGAATACCAATGTATGACCGTCAAGTCTTGCGGCTATATCCGCTATGATAAGGCTCTTTCCGCTTCCTGTAGGCAATACCATGATAGCATTTGTTTTCTTCGCCTTGTTATTGAAGAAAGAAACGGCAGCATCAGAGGCTTTCTGTTGGTAATCTCGTAATACATAACTCATAGCCCTTTCTCCTTTCGTAACTTCTTATTAAGTGCTTTGTAATACTTGATTAATTGTTCGTACTCAAAATCAGTCATTTTAGTAGTACCAGCAGCTTTCACTTTTAGTAAAGCAAATTTCTGTTGTCCGATTTTATCAATCAGATTCACCCGATACTCTTCTAAATGGTCGGCTTTGAATCTATTGCAGTGTCGGCATTCGGCATGACAATTGTTTTCATCAAAACGGGTCGCCAAATGTGTACGACTGAAATAGTGGCCACAATCAGCTTGTTCAAAGGGCTTTATTTGCCCGCACGAGATACATCTAAAATACCCGTTTGGCATTGCATCACGAAGCCGGATAAAAAGGGAAAACTCTTTGTCGAGCTTAGCTTTCAAATCCGGCTTCTTTTTCACTGTTACCCCCGCTTTATCAAACAGAGGTAAAGGCTTGTCTTTCTTCTTAGCCTTTGTTCGTTTTATGTAGTACGGCATATTATTCTTTTAGTTCAACTCCCAAGCATAATACTTTGTCAGACACACCTACATCATCAAATTCAAGTTCTGAATAACTTGTTTCGTATGGATAAGGATATATCTTACCGTACTTTTTATGCAACTTAATTATGTCTTCATCCGTCAATTTGCGTCTGATACGCATCTCGATTTCGTAGTCATCGGAAAGATTCTCAATAACCTTTCTAAGCTGACCTACTGTCTTAATTTTGTCTATTCTCATAATCTTTCCCAATTAAAAGCCCCGAAGCGTATTCTCCGGGGCACAACCATTATTTACTAACCCTTGCCATTTATGTGTGGCTCACATTTATGTGGAGATGGGGCGATTCGAACACCCAATTAAGGACTTATCCTTTTGCGCTACTTCTAAGGTTAATTACTCCTTATATCTCACGTACCGTACTTTCTACCATGTGCACCTCTCGAAAGTCAAAAGCACTCCACTGCGCACCCTCATTTTCGCCCGCCCCATCTTCACAGACCGGACAGGCAGGTTAACAAAGTTATTCCATATAAGCCATTGAAAACTCTTTCGGAATAAACCGTCCGACCGGGATAGGTTTAGCAGATTCAATGGCTGTATGGATTTCCCTCTTTCTGAACTCATGTCCCTTTTCTTTGGCTTGTTTCTCACATTCTTCCTCTTTGTTTTTGAGGTAGTGAGTAATAAGCATCATCGCCCTATCAACGTTAAAAGTGTTCACGACAAAAGTTTGAACTCTTTCATCTTCATTTTCTCCATTCATGAAGGTAATTTTCGTCTCAATTTGGTAGAACTTCCTTTCGTCAGGCTTGGATTCTTCATCTTCCTGATTCTCTTCATCCATCTTATCAAGATATTCTTCTGTAGTAATCTCTTCTTTGAGGTAGGCTATCGAAGCGTCGTCCACCTTGCGTTCTTTCAAAGTATCGGTGAGAATTACACAGGAATCGAACTCTTTTACCATAGTCAGAGTGAATCCGAACAAATAGTTTAGTTCGATATAGTCTTTCAAGATAAGGCAAGCATTCTCCAACCCTGTTGCGTAAAGCAGGAACTTGCTTTTCTTACCTCCTATTTCCGCTTGGGCAATATGCGGATATAACACATTATTTTCATTCTCGAACGCCAAACGGTTCTGATTGCTGACTTCCACTTCCCTGATACCGTCAGCTTCCATGCTGAAACGAATTTTCGCCAAAATGTCTTGGTCTATCAGCGTACCACGGTCGAAAAGAATTTCATTCCGTTCAATCGTTACTGTTTCACCGGTATCTTCATCAATGAAAGATTCCTCCCATGTTTTGAGGACACGTTTTGCAAGGTACATGTTGAGCATCTTCTTTGGGTCAGATGTCACATACCGGATTTCTGTTTTTCTTGTTTCTATCATAACTAAATAAATTCTTGATTTATTTGTATTTCCTGCTGGGCGTATATCAGCATTTGATGTTCATTTGCAGCCGGCAGATAGATACCTGCCACTGATGCACTCCAATTACGGAAACGGTCAATACTCAGGGTCATTTCACCTGTTGTCAGTTCGGCAGAACTGCGTAAATAGGTTACTTCATTGCCTTTCTTGTTGACCGTCTTACGTTCAAACAAATCACGGTTGCAAGTCCTCTTATAAAAATCAATTTTTGCTTCATCGAGGCTGCAACCGTATTCACTACCGAAATACCCTAAAAGAAGATGCAAGTAGCTGTTTTGGGCAAGCGTGCGGTTAGGAAGCTTCTTTTTTACTTCCACAACGGCCCGCTCCTTGAACAGTTTATTTACATACTCCTTAAACTTGGGTATTTGGTATTCATTTTTCAAGTCGTATATCATCCATTTCCAAAGATTTTAGTATCGGTTATAAGTGCTCTGTTTTCTTCCAAGAACCGGATAAACTCCTCACAATGATTAGTAAGAATAGGAATATCACGTTCAGGATTGAAAACGTATGTTTCTGTATAGGTATCTACCACATAGCCGCCTTTGTTGAACTCTACAATGTTATACTCAAATGTCCGTACATCAGAACCGTTCTTCATTAAAGCGTATGGATATACTAAATGCTGGTGGTGATCTTTGAACTTTCCCACGGTATAACTACCGGTTGTTTTGATGTCGTGAACACTGGTAGGCATCAGTTCGTCAATCAGACCGTAAACCAATACATTGCCGTATGCAGTCGGAAGGATTGCCTCTACACGTTGCTGCGTCAACGCCCCTTTGTAGTAATTTGCGAACTCACGACAAAGGGATATAGGAAAGACAAATGAACGATTGTTATAAACGGCTTTCAAGGCTATAACCTTTTGCTCGCCATTCCCTATATCAGAATATATCTTTTCTACCTGCACCGTTTCAGATTTCCGGTTCTCAATCATACAGTCAATGACCTCATTAAAAGCCGTACCCTTGTCGGCAGCTTCGCTGTCAAACGGTTTACGGTTAATACGGTCTATCAGTTCTTGAAACTGCTTCTGCCGAAACTCTTCTTCCGTACATGGTGGATTCTCACTCCACCCATAATAACGCTCATATATGACATCGCTATTAAGGTAATTGAAGTAAGAATCCAATAATGTTGCATATATCTTATACTTAGGCTGCATCTGAATAAGTTTTAGTCTCTTTGTTAAAAATCAGTCCTAATTCTTTCGCCTTAGCTGCCAACATCATTGAGGCTTTCATCTTTGAACTTCCCACATGGTTGAAATCATCAATATGGGCGATAAAGTCATTCGCTGAAGCTGCGTCGGCAACTAATTCTAAACAACCTGTTATATCAGATAGCACTTTGTTATATGCTTCTTGTTCAGCCTTTTTTGATTGCAACATAGTAAGATATGGAGCAATAATCCGAGTAGAGATAAAATCATTCTTGGTCGTCGGATTGCCGTTTTTGTCAAGGATGGTAGGTACTTCCATCACTGAAGGCAAGTTACAAGTATTCTTTCCGTCATTCCTTGATGTCGGATCGAAAGTAATAGTACGTCTCTGCACTCCTCTCTCACTCTTCATTTCCAAGTAACCTAACAAATCAAGTTCGGTGACGATGGAGTTGTAGGACTTCTCACGTAAGGCAGGAATAAACACCGTATCATCACCCTCTTTTCTTGTGTCACGATGGGCAACAAAAATGATATGTTTCTTCAGACTTGATAGCGTTCTTGTCATCCAAGAAAATTCAGCATTGATACCGCCCCAATCTCGAATAGATGGCTGCCTGGTTCCACATTTATAAGTGATGATAAAATCCATCATCTTACCAATGGTATCAACCACAATAGTCTGATAAACAGACAAATCTTCTTGCAAAACCAGCTGAACATCATTCCAAGAAGTGACCTGTACAGTGTCAATATTCTCCAAATGAGCCATATTCATACGCTTAACACCGTTGTCAAAATCCAACAACAGAGGCTTTGGTGCACTCAAAGCTACTGTGCTCTTACCCATACCTGCTTGACCGTAAATCATCATCTTTACGTTTGTTGGAATATTCAATTCCGTTGATTTTCTGATTAAACTCATGATTGTTATATTTTTAGTTAGTAATTATATTAGAGACTTCAATAAAGGATCTATACCATCCTTCAATTCTTTAAGTTTCTTCAGCGAATAAACTTTAGGACTATTCCTATGTACACCAGCCCTTTTCCAAGTCAATGCTCCCGTAGCGCACTGATGAGCCAACCACCTTCTACCAAATCCAAGTCGTATAGCTTGCGTTTCCGTAATCTCATCAATGACCGGATCCTTGGAGATCGCATATTCGCTGACAGCTTCTTTCGCGGCCGCTTTTATTATTTTCTGTAATTGCCAAACGTCAAGTTCCATATAATAAAGGCATATTACGCCCTCTAATTCTTACACGAACACGGGCGATAAGTTCTACATTGGCATTAGAACGGGTTCGGATTTGTTGCCGTTTCATGTCTAAATGACTATCAACACAAAGAATAATCAAAAGTACACAAGCAACAAATGATCTCATGGCCGGCGAAAAGTCCAGCGTCAACCGGATACCTGATATCCTCTCGGCTAACTTTAATGCCAACTCCCTCCCATTCCGAACACCCAAAATTAAAAATGCTGTCTGAAGCTGGTTATTTATCGTACTTACTGCACGATGCTTCAATACGGCAATCTCCTTTTTTTCATACCCGGCTGCGTACATTTGTGCTGTAATGTCACATTCGGGCGTTAACTCGGTAAATACTTTCATAATCGTGTGTATTTAAAGTTTGAATCAGGAATCTCTAAATACTGTAACTATCCCTTTCGGAACATTAGTTTCCGATCTCCACTTATGTCCATTTTTGTACCCTTGTGCATTAAGCAATGAAACATTGTTGCGCACTGTGCAGACTTTATCGATAGGAAATTCTACTTTCTTCCCTTTCTTTAAGTCTCTCATACGAGGCATAATTTCCACTTTTTTCTCCATAAACTGATTATATTTAATTGAATGTGGACGGAACCGGTAACGATCCGGCATACACACTTCCGGCTGTGTGCAGAGCATTCCATACGCCCGCCCGTTTGCCGGGGTTTTCACCCGGCTGCTTTTGCTAACCTAAACACAAAACGAATTAAACAACTTCAAGAAAAGCCTTAATAGCCAACATTTTCTTTTCAGCTAACACTTTGGCTGCTTCTTCTCGATTTTTCCAATCTTTATAAAGTTCGAGGTCCTTTTTTGTACTTTCGAGGTCTTTATTAAGAGACGACACCAATTCAATCAGTTCCTCTCTTGTCATTTCTTCAATACCTTTTGTTTCCATATACATTATTATTAATAGTTACCAACTTTTTTCTTTATAAATGGCGATCGTTAGAATAACCGACATCACGAATGTTAATACGTGAAACGGATTAAAGAACATGCCAACAAAACAGGTAGCCGACATCAGTACTGCGCAGATGAATAAAATTAGCTGCACTCTTGAATAAAAAATTACCTTCATGACTGTTTGATTTGATTTGTGCCCTCCGGCTGATTCGATCAGTAGCTTCGCGCCTCTTCAGAGGGTTTTCTTAACTTTGTGGTGCAAACTTTAAAAATTAAGAAGTATGAAATCAGAAAAGTACCTGAGCATGGCTAAAGACATTCGTTCTAAAGTCGAAGATTTACTTGACGAGTATAACACCTTTGAACCATCAATAAGCAAGATGTTTCTTGATGGACAACCGTTATATGAACAAGCTATAAAATTTACCCACTTGGTTTATTCATTTGATCCAAATCTGCCTTTAAATAGAGAGTTGGTAGATCTGCCAAATAAATGCAAAGGGTGTATAATTAAAACGTTTCCGCAAGAAAACGATGTCTTTAAAAATTTCTTGTTCCTTTTGAAATGCTTCACTGATTATCTGGAGACTTTTCATGACTAACTTTCTCTCCGCGTAAAAGGTCCAAGTAAGAAGTAACCGCTTTCTCGGCATCTTCTTTTATGTACTCCAAATTTTTCAGACAATTGATTGGCAAATCTTCAACATGTATGGATATTGTCAATTGATTGTCTTTTTCTTGATGTTTTAGTTCAATGTTGTAATTCATGTGCTATGATATTTTAATTATCTTTTCTTCTTGCTTATTATTTCAAACCTCACAACGCCAAGTTCTGTATATGCGCCGTATTCAATCCAATATGTCCCACGAGCCGCGTTTATTTTAGGATCATATTTACTATCAAATAATAGCGTCTTTGTGCTACCATCAATATAATGCGCACTTACTTTATATTCATAAATAGGCATTTTGGAGTACCTATAAAGGCCTATAGCAAAAACTATAAGACCTGATATAGCGACAGCTATTAAAAAGTTTCTTATAATAAGATAAGGTTTGTAACCATCGGCATATTGATGAAAAAAAAGTGCTCCAAAAGCACCACCTGCGAATATAAATACACCTAAAACTTCCATATCATTTATTTTATTTGTACCCGGCAGCCCATCCGATAGGCAGCGTCGCGCTTTCAGAACCAGGTTGTATTTTGAAAAGAGGCAACGGTTAACCAATGTCTGACACATAACACCGCAAGGAACTTGCCCCTTTGACAATTCTTTTATCTATAATGTATCCCTGTGGGTCATGGCTCAAAGCTCACCACGTTTATACATTATACTTTGTAATCCTTTCGCTTAAACTCCATTTCTGCGAGTGCTAAGGTTGAAATAAGACAAAGAACTTACTGTGGGCATCCGGGAATCGAACCCGGTCAGAAACGCCTTTCTTCACCAGCCGAACACTTTCGGCTCATGCCCTTTGCTTTAGTAAATCGTTATGAAGTTTTCTACTTTGAACGATCTGAATCCGTTCGCCTCAATATCGAAATAGCGAACCGTCTTGTAGTTTTCAGAACCAGTACCTTTGATAAGATTCTGAATGTCTTTAAGCGTACCTTTGGCTTTGCGAAGTGAACCATCAGACTTTTCATAGGCGAATGATACGATACCTTTGTGCATTTGTTTTGTCAACCGGTATAAAGCCCATGCGCGAGAAAGACATACGGCGAATGCTTTACCAGTCGCTCTCATTAACTCATAAGCCATACAAAATACCTTGTGTCTAAAATTTGAAGTTTTCATAATCATGTGTGTTATATGCGTTAGTATAAAAATGAGTTCATTGCTTCATAACTACTGAAGATTTCAATAGCAGGATCGTTAGACCAGTCCAGCGGGGTGAGATATTCAACCTCTCTTTCAAGAACTTCTATTTCATTAGAGAGAATCTTCACGATCTCAGACTTGCTATCTACATTGTATATATAGCAGACTTCTTCTTCGCCAATCGTGCTCAACGCTTCTAACTCGCCTTTTTTGTTTTCGAGTTCTGCTAATGCTGTTTCATAAGATCGTGCCATAATCGTGTATTTTAATATGTTTATCCTATTTACTTTATTAAATCAATCTTGTATCTTTGTCGTGATTGATTGTTTGATGATGCAAATATAATACTATTTGGTATCATCAAATACTAATCAGTATTAAATATTATACCATTTAGTATTTTTAACTATATGACAATAAATGAAAGATTTGCTGAGATACTTAAAACAAAGAATATCAGCGTTAAAGAAGCATCCGTATTAATAAGAAAATCAGAGGTATATGTTCGCAAGTTAATGCGAGCAGGCGAAAGCTTTGGTATAGAACCCGTGCTTCTAATACTAAACAGTATAGAAGATATTAATCCTGATTGGCTTCTTAGAGAAAAAGGAAGTATGTTTAGAAGTCAATATAACACCGAAGAACCAGCCCCCATCACCTCCGAGCGTTTACTTTCTATCATTGAGAGCCAGCAGAGAACTATCGAGAACCTTTCAAAGAAATGAAAGAATACACACCAATAGAGAAAGATACTATACTAAGGTGCTTTTATCTTGGAGTTTCCGTAAACTATCAATCATGCCAAGATATTATCAACATTCTTGTAGCTGATGAATATGTAGTACTTCGTACCTCCGTGAACGGAAGGGCGTATCATATTACAGATAAGGGAAAGGGATTTATTTTACAAGGCGGATATGCCAAACAAGATAAATCCCTAAAATCGCAAAAACGATTTACTTTGCAAATGAATGCAATGGGATGGATCGTAACTATCATAGCATCTATAATAGGCGTGATAGGCGGATTCATTTTATCAAAACTGACACAATGAAATGACCTATCAAACAACCGATAGGGCATCCTATCGCAACACATATCACAATGCGACCTATAATCAACGCCAGCAAATCAAGAAATTGAAAAAATCTATCCATAATCCATATAGTTTAATATTTGCATCATCATTTCAAAGAACTATTCAGCAACATACATTTTAATATGTTCGTACTATTGCTTTACTCAACACGATCGCTTACCTTTGCTTTCGTGATTGATTGATGATGCAAAGATATGAACTTAATTCATATAATCAACGCTATATATGAACTATTTTCATATATAAATAGTTAATTTATGTTTTATGGCTATAAATCAAGAATTTAAAAACTTAATTAGCAGGATTAAATATGAATATTCACTCAATCAATCCCAAATAGCTGATAGTTTAGGGGTTAAAAAGACATATTTATCTGATATGATAAATGGTCGTGTACCATATAACGAAACCATGAGCAAAAAAATCAGTGAGATTTTCCCGGTTGTCAACAATGAACAAAGTTCATATAACAAAACCATAAAAATAACCGAATCTGACATAAACGAAAGTTCTTTTAGTGGGACTTTAGTATATGATATAGATGCGACTTGCGGGATGGATAATAGAGAAATAGAATTTGCAGAAGATAGAATTATCGGTTCAGTTAATTTGCCAGAAATAAGTAAAACTGCCAAAATAGTAACGGCTAATGGTGATAGCATGGAACCAGTAATATATAATGGGAATAGAGTTGTTATTCGAGAAATATTTAACTGGGAAGACATCTTCTACGGGCAAATCTATTTAATACTTTTAGACGAATATAGGATGATTAAATATATCCGCAGATATGAACAGGATGAAAAAAACTATATTATCCTACGTAGCGAAAATTCCAGATATGATGATATAAAATTACACAAAAGTAAAATAAGAAAACTCTTTATTGTAGAAAACATATTATCAGTTAAAACCCAAATATGATTCCATGAAATTCAATCATTCAGTACATAAACATTATTTAACCTTTCCGTATTCTTGCGTACATTATATAGAGTGGTTATGAAGAAAGAGAGTTGGGCGTTATTATTAAGTTCTGTAGCTGTACTTATTAGTTTAGTTGCAATATGTGTAGCTTGTCCGCATAAAGCAGAATTGGGATTTGATTACCAAGGAGTGATAGTAGGAGTATTATCATTGTTAGTGACAATTCTAATAGGATGGCAGATATATACATTTATAGATATAAATAAGAAAAGCAAGGAATTAGAAGAAGCTAAGACCGCGGCACTCATAAGCACGGAAAGAAATAACGCTTTAACAACCAATGCTATTTCTGATTTTTATTATTACATTTTACTTAAGTCTGATCCTTTAGGAGTTGAGTATCGATTTTTAGATTACAGAATAAGCTCATTATACCACTTTTCGAATATCGGAGAAATTGAGACTTGTAATACAATAGTTAAGGTGCTTTTGGAGATGATTGTTGTTCCAGAAGATATCAAGGTTTTAGAGAGTGGGAAAAATAGAATACTTATGTTGCTCACAAAAGTAAAAGATACAGATAAAATTATAGGATATGAAGAATTAGTTTCGAGAATTGCACGATTAGGTATTATGCCTAAGCAATCAAAGTAATTTATGTAAGCTTTCAATTATCTCATCTTGGACTTTCTTATACTCTTCGGGAGATAACAGTTTTAATCCCGAATATTGAAGTAGATGGTTCAAATGACATGGAAAAGAAGCGTTAACATTGCGTCTATTCCAAATATCACATTGAATTTGTACATCTGATTTATAGCGTTCAATTGCTAAATTCAGAATAGACTCTTTGGTAGCCTGTTGATACGGAAGTTTATTATTGTCATCCATAGTGATAAAGCAAAGACGACAACCCCAAAGTTGCGGTTTGAGGAAGTCGCCTATATAGTCCCTTACGGGAACAGTTTAACAATTTAGTCGGTATCATCCGCAACTTGATTCCGACACAAAGATAATAAAAATGATATATCATTGATGTTATGTATAATTTAAAAGGCTTAAGAAAAGAAGTTAATAAGACACAATCTGAAATTGCTGTTTTATTTGGTTGCAAGCAAAACAATATTTCTATGCAAGAAAAAAGCGATAGAGATTTAACGACTGAGCAAATGGATGTTCTACGAAAGAATTTTGGAGAAGAAATTGTAAATAAATATTATTATAAAATCTCCACTTCTAATGTAGAAACCATAAACAACGAAAGAGAATCTACTTTAAAAAGTAGTTCAGATTCTTTTCGTGAAAAAAAACGAATCCCTTTTTATGATGACGTTGCAAGCATTGGAGGTGTCAACACAATGGTCGCAGATAATTCAGGTCACATAGCTCCTTCCGAATTGATAGACGCCGGCGACTGGTTCCCAGAAGCAACCGCAGCAATCCGTCATTATGGAGATAGCATGATTGAGTATCCAAGTGGTAGTATCCTTGCATTAAAACGAGTAGAAGATAATAGATTGATAATATGGGGACGCAATTATTCTATTGAGACTACAGAGTTTAGGATAACAAAAAGACTTCAAGATGGAGGAGAAGACTACATTCTCGCGTACAGTAGCAATGAAAGTACATATTCAGACGGAAGATTGATTCATTCTCCTATCCGGATTCCTAAAGAAACCATAAGACATATAGACCTGGTATTAGGATGCGTAACAAAGGAGTACAGCAATGGTCCTATAAAAATCATCAAACAATAAACAAACTAATTACAAACAAAATGAAGAAAACACTATTTTTTCTATTTATTTTTATTTCTGCAAATGCACAGAATAAACGAACTATAAATCTTGAAATAGCCGGTACTCTTTTCTCTAAGATTAATACAGAAATCAATAATATTTCAGACATTACATTAACTGGCAACATTAACAATGAAGATATTATTGTACTTAGGAATATGGTGCAAAATGGATCTTTAGAATATGTAGATATGTTCGATTCTTATATTCACGGAGAAGGAGATGAAGACAATGTCATACCGGAAGAAGCCTTTAAGAATTGCACTAATCTAAAATCTATCATACTGCCACAAAAAACATTGGCACTTGGATACGAGTCTTTTTCAGCATGTATTTATAACCATAGAACAACCAAAACTAATCAGAAATATCCGAGTGTAAATCTTTAATTACCAGCATATTCTAAAATTTAACACTTTTCGGTTGCCATTTGTCGCTTCCCAAATTTCCACATATTTTTGAGACGTATTTCTGACGTGGAGAATTTGCGGGGCTTGTTTTTTGTCACACCGTGCAGACAGTTGACAAGGGTTTACAACCGTTTACGACAAGCGACAATAACCGCCCCGATATGCGGAAACAGTCACACTGTGTAGAAAAGCGACAATGGTTGACTTCCGTTCACATCCGTTTACCATTTCAGAGATATAGGATTGAAGAAATGAACCATTAAACGATAAAACGGTATGAAAGCAACCAGAAAATGCAGTTTTTGCGGCAAGTCCTTTGTAACCCGAAGCGGTATGCAAAGATATTGCAGTGAGGCTTGTCAGGCAGAAGCCAAACGAGCCAGAGTGATGCAGAAGAACAACCTCTTCAAAGTCGCCCAACCCTTGATGGAGATACAGCATCAGGAGTATCTCACCTTTTCCAAAGCAGCCATCCTCATGGGCTGTTCCCGACAGTACATTTACAAACTTGTAGCCATCGGCAAGCTGAAAGCCTCACGCATCAGCAACCGCATGGCATTCATCCGCAGAGCCGACATCGAGCAGATGTTGGAGGGCAATCCCTATCACCGCATCCTGCCCGGCAACACCTCCACACCAAGGAAATCATCTTCATCTTCCTTACCTGCCAAAAGAGAAAAAAGGGAAAAGGAAAGCGAAGAAGTGTTGGACTTCTATTCGGGCGAGGAGGTGATGTCCCTTTTTAAGGTAAAGCAGTCATGGCTTTACACTTCCGCCAAGCGTAACCATATCCCCATCTGCCGTATCGCAGGAAAGAACTATTACAGCAAGAAGCATATTGACGAGTTTTTCGGTGTGGCAGTTGATATTAGCGAAATTACCGACTGGCTACTGACCGAGGAGGTGGAGGAACTGTTCGGCATGAAGCCGACCGCACTCCGTGCCTACACCTATCGCCATAAGATACCCACTAAAAGAGAGTACGGGCGTACCTATTACTCCAAATCACATTTGAACGAACTCCGCAGAACTGACCTTGTGAACGATGAACGCTACTATACCGTTGAGCAGGTGCAGCAAATCTATGGTCTTTCGTCAGCCAACATCTGCCATATCGTCAAGGTGAAGCACATCGAAAAGATAAAGGTGGGTGTGAAAAACCTGCTTTTGCGCTCAGATGTGGAGCGTGTCATGGCTGAAAGGAACAAATAACCGTGAAAAATCGGGATTATCGAAAATTATTTCAAAATGATGTATCGTGGAGGTATTCACGGATATTTCACGTTGTTCCTTTGCCATCGGAAACATGGATACAACTCCAAAATGTATACAACCAATTAAAACATAATTATTATGAGTAAATGCAAAACAGTTACCTTGCGTAAGCGCAAGATTAAGAACGGGACACAGTATTCACTATGCCTTGACTACTATCCCGGCTACCGTGACAATGTCACCATGAGAGTGATTACACGTGAAGCCTTAGGAATTTACATCTTCGCCAAACCTGCAAACCAGCAGGAACGGGACTTCAACGCACGCATGATGAAGAAAGCGGTCATCCTGCGCAACCAGCGCTACGAAGCCATTTTCAATGAAAACAACGGCTTTTTTGACAAGACCAAGATGAAGGGCGATTTCCTTGCCTATTTCAAAGGACTGGCTGACCGCAAGAATATCAAGTGGCAGCACGTATACAAGCATTTCCAGCGGTTCGTGAACGGCAAATGCACCTTTGAGGAGGTGGATGTGGATTTGTGCCGCAAGTTCATGGAATACCTGCTTGATGCACCCCAATCCATCCACACCAACCAAAAGCTGCACATCAACTCCGCAGCAGGCTATTGGTCAACTTTCCGTGCCGTGCTGCACACCGCCTACCGTGACAGGAAGATAAAGGAGAACCCAAACGGCTTCTTAGACCGCATCGAGTGCATTCCCACCATCAGGGAGCATTTGAGCCAAGAGGAACTGATACGGCTTGCCGAAACACCCTGTGAGGAGGAGGTCTTGAAAAAAGCTTTTCTTTTCGCCTGTCTTACGGGACTGAGAAAGAGCGACATCAGACAGCTCACGTGGCAGCAGATACAACCATACACCAACGGCAGGATGTTCGTTACCACCCGTATGCAGAAAACCAAAGAAATAGTGCATAACCCCATCAGTGATGAAGCCTATGGACTGCTGGGAGAACGGGGCGAGGGACTTATCTTTGAGGATTTCAAGGACAAGATGCTGCAAGGACCACTCCAACGGTGGCTCACGGCAGCAGGGATAACCAAGAAAATCACCTTTCACTGTACCCGCCACAGCTTCGGAAGCCTGCACGTGGAAATGGGAACGGACATGGCTGTCATCCAAGCCTATCTCGGACATAAGAACATTACCACCACACAAATCTATTCCAAGATAGCAGCGCAGCAGATGTGTCAGGTGGTGGACAAGATAACCTTGAAGCGCAAGGAGGCATAAATGTCTCACATTGACAGGTATTCAGAGGGGCGGTTATGGCTACAAGGCTATAATCGCCCCTCTATGTTTTTGGCTTGATGCCACCATTTATAAGCCCCTCAGAGTATGAAACAGAGTATGATATGATGACATTTCGTGAAATACATTGAAAAAGACCGTTCTAACCGCAAATAACGGGCAGTAATTGGGAAAAATAGCATTAACTTTGCACAAAATAATACAGGAACATTCAATCTCTCAACGAAATATGGAATCATCAATCAAGGACAAATACATCATCTTGGGCTTTGTCGGCTTCGCCATCGTCCTAATATCTTCCATTGCCACGCTGGTAATAGCGGACAGCTTCAACCAAGACAACTTTGTCAGGTGGATAGTATTCGTATGCTGTAACCTGTTGGGATGGTTGCTCTATCTCTCCTTTCAGACACTTATCTTTGATACATACGAAATCTACAAAATCAAGTTCGGCAAGAAAGAAACGATTGCCGAAGCCATAGAGGTGCAGGAAGAACTGTCACAAAATACACTTGAAGAAGCCACATCTGTGCCTGGACCTACATCAGTCCCTGAGCCTGTACCCGAATCATCCCCGACAAAAGAAGAGACACTTATCCAAACACAACCGATAGAGCTTACTATCGCCCCGGATCTTCACGAAAAGAACCGTGCCAATTACGCAAGCAGAGAGCAACGGGAAAAGGAAGAGCGCATCCGCATGGTCATGGAGTATTGCCATTATTACCTGCCTCGCATTGCCGACCAAGAAACCGTGAACCACATCTGTACTGAGGTGGACAAATGGATGAATCTTAACACTTATACCCCGAAGCCCATACAAAGACCGTTTACCAAAGACATCAACAACATTCCACTCCGTCACTTCGTATGGAATATCTCTGAGCGTTTCCTGTACAAGAGATACTACAATGGGGATAACCGTGCCAAGTTCATCAAAGCCCTTTTCCCGAAATCGTTTGCTGATACAGACTTATCAACCATCAAGAATTTCAAGGTAGAGCCGTTAAAGACGGAAATTCCCATTGATGAACCCGAAAACGGCAAACTTGATTTCCACTATCCCGAGGATTATGTGCGGAATTAGGATAATCACGACACCAACGACAACCATCCGGTAACTCATAACCGCCTGTTTTACATCGTTTCCCGAGTAATTTTACCCGTCATTTATGGCTGGGCTTAATTATTCGGGAATTATTTTGCAATGACGTGTCGTGGAGATATTCACGGATATATCATTTCAGTCCTTTGCGCCAAGTCTTACAAAAGAGACGAGTACGCGAATGGAAAAATCAATTCTTACCTTCAACGACCTCCCCGAGGTTGTCGCTCAGCTTCGAGACGAAGTGATGAGCCTGAAAAGCCTGCTCGCCGAGCAGCGCAGTGTGAACAATGCCAAAACGGTGGACACCCACGTGCCCATGTCTGTGGACGAGGCAGCAGAGTATTTAGGTATCCCTAAGGGTACGCTCTACATGAAACTGTCAGAAGGGACAATCCCTGCCACCAAGCCCGGCAAACGCTATTGCCTTTACCGTGACGAACTGGACAAGTGGCTGGAAACCGCCCGAAAGAATCCCATACCGTTGTCAGACGAGGAACTGAACAAGTCCTTATCCTCTTCCCACCGTCGCAAGCCCAACCCACGTAACTGGTGAATGATATGGAAGAGGATAAGAACTATATCAACCTGATACGTGGCGACCTCACAAAAGCATCCCAAGCGCATAACGGTATGCCCGACAGTGTAGGCATGATGAATATCAAGACGGCAAACCAAACCATTCTTGAAGCATCGTTATTGCCTACGCCCCGTGCGCTGTGGGACAGCTTTTGGTACGAGGGGGAACTCTCCTGCTTGTTTGCCGATTCCAACGTGGGCAAGTCCATCCTTGCCGTGCAGATAGCCGACCGCATCGCCCGAACCGACAATGTGCTGTATCTGGACTTTGAACTGTCCGAAAAGCAGTTCCAGCTCCGCTATACCAACGAGCATGGAGAGCTCTACACCTTTCCCGACAAAATCTATCGGGTGTCTATTGACTGCAACCAGCTTTTGGATGCCAACTTTGAGGAAGCTATCATAGGCGGCATTGAACAGATGGCTGTGCAGACCGACTGCAAGATTTTCATCATTGACAATCTTACCTACCTGTGTTGCGCCATGGAGAAAGGCGATGCCGCAGGACGGCTGATGATTCAGCTGAACAATCTCAAAAAGAGATATGCGCTCTCTATCCTTGTCCTGGCACATACGCCCAAACGCTCTTTGGATTGTCCCATCACATCCAACGACCTTGCCGGAAGCAAACGGCTCTACAATTTCTTTGACAGCGTGTTCACCATTGGAAAAAGTGCCCAAGACGGAGGGCTTCGCTATGTGAAGCAGCTTAAAGTGCGCTATGGCACGTTCTCTCATGATGCGGATAATGTAATCGTTTACGAGATTGACAAGGTGGATGCTTTCTTGCAGTTCGTGTTCAGGGGCTATTCCACGGAAAAGGAACACTTGAAAAAATTGGGCGACAATGAATCAAGCCAAAGGGATTGCCAAATTCTGCAACTCTCCCAATCGGGCAAGTCCGTCAGGGAGATAGCCTCACAGGTGAATTGTGGCAAGTCCACCGTAAACCGTATCATCCAGCGCAGCAAAGAGAGTAAAAACGCAGGTGTCCCAAGTGTCCCACTGTCCCAACCCTTAGAGTGTGGGACAATGGGACAGGATGGGACAGCCGACAATCAACCATCAAAAACGGACTAAGCTATGGGCAATTATTCATTACAGAAGTATAAAGGAACGGCAACACGGCATACCTGCCCCAAATGCGGAGACAGGCATTCTTTCGTCTATTACGTGGACGAAAATAATGTGCCGTTGCATCCATCGGTCGGCAGATGTAACCACGAAAGCGGTTGTGGGTATCACTACACTCCGAAAGAGTATTTTCAAGAGCATCCTGAACACAGAACTACCAATGATTTCTCTTTTGACAGGCAAAGAGCAGAGCAGAAGAAAGTGAAGCAGCAAAGTAAGCCGACAGCCATCGGCTATATTCCCCCTCACTATGTGGAGAAGTCGCAAAGCGAGCGTAGCAATTTCTTCCGTTTCCTCTTCACACTCCTTACTTCCTACTATGGCGACAAGGCGAAAGAGGTGTTGAAGCGGTTGTTGGAGGAATACCGTTTGGGGGCTACCCGTGACGGCTCTGTTATCTTTTGGCAGATAGACAGGACGGGCAAGGTACGCACGGGAAAGGTGATGCAGTACAATCCCGAAGACGGACACCGTATCAAGGGAGGACAGACATCGGCAGTGAACTGGATACACAGCATATTGAAAAAGCAGCGTGTGTTGGCAGAGGATTGGCAACTATCCCAATGCCTTTTCGGGGAACACTTGTTGAAAACGCATCCCGACAAGGTGGTGGTCTTGGTGGAATCCGAGAAGAGTGCCGTTATCGGTTCTGCTATCTTCCCCGATTATGTATGGCTGGCTACGGGTGGTAAGAGTCAGATGAGAGAAGAGAAACTCCGTGTACTGTCAGGGCGAACCGTGCTTCTCTTTCCCGATGCCGATGCTTATGCCGAGTGGAAACAGCGAGCCGAGAGCATGTACTTTTGTAAGGTGGTGGTTTCGGACATCATCGAAAGGAATGCCACCCCGAAACAAAAAGAAGCCCATATCGACATAGCCGATTGGATTATCTTTCAGATACGGGAGGGCAAGGTGATGAGTACAGCCAACCACTTGGTCGAGGCTGAGAGAATCCTCCAGCGGATGATAGAGAAGAATCCCGTCCTGCAAAAACTGATAGACGATTTAGACCTTGTGCTGGTCGGTGCATCTCCAATCGGCAACGATGATGAAAAACCTCCCTGACGGAGGAGAGCGGAAGCCGTAGGCTGGAGTTTGCAGACAATGGCTTGCCATTGATATAGCCCACTATAACTACACGCTCCGCTTACGTAGTTGTGGGCTCTCCCGAGGGGATTAGGGTTTTACCCTAATGACCCACTCAGGGCGTTTCTCCCCTGAGAACCCAGAGCAAAGAGTGACCCTCTCTTTGCAATCTCCGCTTATGGGTTGCACCCCTAAGAACCCCATGCGTTTACGGACAGCGGAAAAGCAAACAATAAAGTACAAACCAAAAAACAAGTATCTATGGCAACAAAATCAAGCATACATATCAAGCCCTGCAACATCGCATCGAGCGAGGCTCACAACAGGAGGACTGCCGAATACATGCGCCACATCGGAGAGTCCAGAATCTATGTCGTTCCTGAACTATCCACCGATAACGAACAGTGGATAAATCCCGACTTCGGCAGTCCGGATTTGCGGATGCATTATGACAATATCAGACAGATGGTAAAGGAAAAGACCGGACGTGCCATGCAGGAAAAGGAGCGTGAACGCAAAGGCAAGAACGGTAAAATAGTCAAGATTGCGGGATGCTCCCCCATACGTGAAGGAGTGCTGCTTGTCAGGTCGGACACCACACTGGCAGACGTGCGTAAATTCGGTGAGGAGTGTCAAAGACGCTGGGGAATCACACCGCTGCAAATCTTCCTGCACAAGGATGAAGGGCATTGGCTGAACGGTCAGCCGGAAGCGGAAGACAGGGAAAGCTTCAAAGTCGGGGACAGATGGTTCAAGCCGAACTATCATGCCCATATCGTTTTCGACTGGATGAACCACGAAACAGGAAAGAGCCGAAAGCTCAATGACGATGACATGATGCAGATGCAGACCCTTGCATCCGACATCCTGCTGATGGAACGCGGGCAGTCAAAGGCTGTCACTGGTAAGGAGCATCTGGAACGGAACGACTTTATCATTGAGAAGCAGAAAGCTGAACTGCAACGCATGGATGCAGCCAAACGGCACAAAGAAGAACAGATAAATCTTGCCGAGCAGGAACTGAAACAGGTGAAATCAGAAATACGCACTGACAAGTTAAAGAAGACAGCCACCACGGCAGCGACAGCCATAACTAGTGGAGTTGCTTCTCTTTTCGGGAGTGGAAAACTGAAAGAACTGGAACGTGCCAACGAAAAACTGCAAGACGAGGTTTCAAAACGGAACACCAATATTGAAAAATTGCAGAGCCAAGTACAGCAGATGCAGAAACAGCATGATACGCAAATCCACAATCTCAGAGAAATGCACAGGCAGGAACTTGACATGAAAGAAAAAGAACTGTCACGGCTCGCCAGAATCATAGACAAGGCTTTCAGGTGGTTTCCGATGTTCAGGGAAATGCTGCGCATGGAAAAGTTTTGTGCCATGCTGGGATTCTCTAAAGAAATGACTGAAAGTCTTATAGTCAAAAAAGAAGCCCTGAAATGTAGCGGTAAAATCTATTCCGAGCAACACAGGCGGAACTTTGATATAAAGGATGATATTTTAAGGGTGGAAAATGACCCTGACGATGAAAGCAGGCTGAACCTGACAATAAACAGGAAGCCGATTGCCGACTGGTTCAGGGAGCAATGGCACAGGCTTAGATATGGAGCAAGAGTGCCGCAACAGGAAGAAAGAAAAAGTAGAGGATTCAAATTATAATAGAAGCAATTTGATTAGTAATCTAAAAGCACTCCGATAACGATTAGAGTGCTTTTAGATTGTTTATCATTAATTATCAAAGCAAGTGCAGTTTAAGATTTTACTGAAGTTTGCATTAATAAAGAATATACTACAGCTGATATATGCGCAACATATTGTGACGCTTGTGATTCATTTCCCTTGAAATCCTTAACAAATACCGCTAAGGTATAACTGATATTATTAGGCAGACATATATAGGCAACATCATTGTGAGCTGCAAGAACACCATTTTCATTAACATCACCTGAACCTGTCTTATGCGCTATAACAACCCCTTCTTTATCAAGAAGTGGAGCTGCTATCCTATCTACACCTGTTTTGCATTCTTTTAACGTATTCTTAATGAAACTTTGTTTCTCATCATCGATAAGACCTTCAGTAAACAAACGATTCATCAACATTGCAGCACCAAGAGGAGATGTATAGTTAGAGTAAGCCTTGTTATGGTCAGCCGACATTTCCTCTTCCGTATAAGCTATCTGAAAACTTGAACGAGGAATGAATGTGGCTATAAAACTATCTGTTTGAGCGACATTAACCATATCCTTAAACATAAGGTTGCTTGCATTGTTGTCACTCTGAGTAAGAGTATAACGCAGCAAATCTCTCACTGTCAATGATATGACTGGCCCTGAATAATCTTTCAGCATAGGACTCCAAGTCTTTGGGTCAAGTTTATCCCTATTTATATTTACTAAGGTATCAAGTGAAATTCCTTTATTGTCAAAGTCATTACAAAGAGCTAATGCCTGATGAACCTTAAACACACTCATCATAGGATAAACACTCTTATTATTGACCTTAACCGTATCTCTGTTATTAACAATAACCGCCACACCAATTTCGCCAGGACAAGCTGAGACAATTTGAGAAATGCTATCAGTCAAAACATTTGTTAAAGGAGGATTTGCGCTATCTTTTGTCGCTGATTTATGGAACAATGAAAATACCAAGATGAAAATGCAAACTAAAGCTATACTCAAAACTACGATTTGTTTTTTTCTGTTTTTTTCCATGTTTATATTATTTATATTTGTTTGACGAGAATATCTTTATTTGCCGACAAAGGTACATAACTAAAGTTTCCCACCCAAATAAATAGATAGAAAAATAACAGTTTGTCGAATTTTCTTTGTAAATTAGTAATCGCTAAAGAACTGATTTTTTAAAGACAAGACAACAAAACTGTTATGGAAGCAAAAATAGAGAAAATAAGTGAGTTATCCAAACTTTTGAGTGTTAAAACCCGAATGAGTGATGATTTATTTCATCTTTTTGGCAAGTTTGGCATCGGTCACCTATTATCTCGCCTTTCATTGGAGAAACAGGACGGAGTTTCGGCTTCGGAGTTGCTCCTCTCTCTTTGCCTCTTCCGCATTGTGGGCGAGAGCATCCATAGTATATGCAAACATAAGATATATGAGCTTTCAAATCATGGTAAGAACTGTTTCTATCGCATGATGATTCGCCCACAGATGGATTGGAGACGATTGATGAACCACTTTGCACTGCGTTATATGTGCCTATTGCGTAAGTATGGCGAAGTTCCTCAATCAGATACCACTACATGTTTCATTATAGATGACACCGTACTTGAGAAGAGTGGTGTGAGGATGGAGGGTATCAGTCGTGTTTTCGACCATATGAAAGGCAGATGCGTATTGGGCTACAAGCTGTTACTTTGTGCCTTCTTTGACGGCAAGACAACTATACCCTTTGATTTTTCACTACATCAAGAAAAGGGGAAGCAAGGCAACTACGGGCTGACAAGACAGCAACTCAAAAAGGCATATCACACCAAGAGGAACACCGGCAATCCTGATTATAAGCGCTTTCAAGAGTGTAAGATGTCTAAGCTGGAAGTTGCCATGGATATGCTTCGCCGTGGATGGAAGATGGGGTTACATGCGAAGTATGTGATTACCGATAGTTGGTTCACCTGCGAGCAACTTATGACATGTGTTAGAAGCATAGGTAAAGGGGCAATGCACTTTGTTGGACTTGCAAAAATGGGAAAGACAAAATACACTATATCGGGCAAAAAGAAAAATGCTGCAGAACTCATTGCCACCTATGAACGTGAACGAGGAAAGAACTGTCGTAAATACAAATGTCGATATATTCAGCTCAACGGCAACTTAGGAGATATACCTATCAGAATCTTCCTCATCAAGTATGGTAGAAACTCCGCATGGAACGTTCTGCTCACCACGGATACAACGATGTCTTTCGTAAAAGCCTTTGAAGTGTATCAGATTAGATGGAACATAGAGGTGATGAACAAGGAGACTAAGCAATATCTCGGATTAGGAGGTTATCAAGGTTGTGACTTTAATGGTCAGATAGCCGACGCAACGCTGTGTTACCTTACATATACCGTCATGGCTTTGGAAAAGAGATTCACAGAATATCAAACCATGGGCGAACTCTTTTCGGATATGGAGGGTGATCTCATGGCACTCACGTTATGGAAGCGAGTTCTTACCTGCATCGAACGCATTCTTCGCATTTTAGGAGAAATACTTGGAATGACGCCCCAATACCTTATGGCTACAATCAGCGGAAACGACAAAGAGATGAGCAAAATCCTTGTAATGGCTGAAGCGTTGGAAAAATGGGACGAAGTATGTGGATAGTCTGCATAACTTCTGTTAGGCATGTGTTAACAGTCAATGGATATGGGGGAAGACAGACAAAGGAAAATGAGAAAAGTTGGTGTTTTAAGGGGTGGGAAACTTTAGTTATACTGTATCTTATCCGGTAAAATCCGTTCT